CACAACAAATGGTGCAGTACCAGTAGCAATAGTAGATATAATCTGTCCAGCAGTACCCAAGTTACCTACATTAGCATTGCCAATAATATTCGCGGATCCTGTAATGTTTGCAGTACCAGCTACATTTACACCTGTGCCAGTAACTACTAAACTAGTATTTCCTGCTGATACTACATTGACATTACCATTAACCGCAGGGATACTTACATTACTTGTTCCATTAGCTATGCTACCTGAAGTAGCAACATTCATATTTGCTATTCGTGTAGTGCTATTAACAACTAATGGTGCAGTACCAGTAGCAATAGTAGAAATTAATTGTCCGGTCACATTCGCATTAGAGGCATACACTGAATCAGTGAACACCCCAGTAACAGCACCTAAGTTACCTACATTGGCATTTCCAGTAGCATTTAATGTACCTGATACATTCAACCCAGTGCTAGTAGCAACTACTACATTTGCATTACCACCTACACTTAAATTGATATTACCATTAGTTGTTGGTATGGTTACATTACTTGTTCCATTTGCAATATAAGTTGCAGTACCCCAATACAAATTACCTGAGCCATTTGTTTGCAAAGCTTGACCAGCAGAGCCACCTGGAATATGAAAACTATTAATATCACTAATATAAGTATTTGATCCTTCAAGTATTGCAGCACCAGAAACGGTCAATGAAGTTAATGTACCTACACTAGTTATGTTAGGCTGTGCATTAGAACTGCTAGTTAATGTTCCGTTGAATAATGCCATACCATTTGTAGAGTTGGCAAAATAGTCAGATAAAACTTGTGCAGGATTAATATCTATGTTTAATTTTTGTGCAGAGCTAGTAATTGTTACAAAACTTTGAGTGTTATCTGTTCCCCTGCCTACTTTTAATGAAGAAGTAGCTACTTGTAAGCAAGCGATGTTTGCGGATAATACAACATCACCAGTTGGTTGATTAACTGTTATACCTGCACCAGGGGTACGATTAACTGAGGTTACAATGCCGGATGCAGTACTAGTATTGAATAATTGATCAAAGTTATTCTGTACTTTTTGAAATGCTGTCCGTATCGCATCGGCTGAAGGATCATCGGGGAATGTTCCAAAGTCTATATTTTGCTGGCTCATATTTGGGTTACCTGTTTATAATGTATTTATCGTTTTTTATAAAACGGATACCCAAAAAAATACCCGGATAAACCGGGTATTATAAGTGTGATTTTAATATCACTTAATTCCAGCTAACTTTTTCCAATCATCTACTGATTCGTTAAGTTGCTTTGATTCACTTACGCCTGTACGCTTACCTTGACCTGCAATGACAGGAACTGTTGTTTGACCAGTAGATTTCTCTTTGTTTAATCCACTAGAGATAACTTTAGTCATATATGCAATGTCAGCTTCAAAAGTATCATCAGCACCATTGGCATATGATTCTTCTAAATCTTCTTCGTCATCTTCTTCGTCATCCTCTTCACCATCTTCAGCTACATTTACTTGTTTAGTATCAGCATTTTCTTCTGCATCAGCAGTTGCTAATGCTTGGTTTGCTGCGGCATTACCTTGCTCATCATTAGTTGTATTTGCTGAACCGTTATCAGGTGGATTTTGTTCTCCTTCTTCTGCAACTTTGTATGCCATCTGATCTTCTGATTCCACTTCATCAACTTGTTCTTGACCTTCTTCACCAGAATCACACTCGCATTCCATCATACCGCATTCATTGCATGTTGACTCATCTGTGTGCTCATGGTCATGTCCCTCATCAGAACCTTCTTCATCAGCATAGTCTTCACCACCTTGACCAGATAATTTCTTCATTAATGCCATCATACCATCATGGTCATCAACTACTTCAATTCCACCTGGAGCAGCAGTAGAGCCTTGTGGTGCGCCATATCCATTTTGTTCTTCACCACCAAACAAGCCTAAACCAGATTGTTTGATGATAGACAATAACTGATCTGCTTCACCGTCTTGTGCTGAAACACTTACTGAATCAGGGGCACCTTGTTGACCTTTACTGATAGATACAGTCATACCTTCAGCAACATCTTCTTTGCTTTCTAGTAATGCGTTTAATTGATTATCTAATGCTTCAAAAGCAAACTCGTCTAATACATCGTTATCATGCATTGTCTGTCCAAATGCCTTAAATGTATTGCCTGGAGTTTTGATTGCTTTTTGCTTCATATAAGCAGTCTTATCCATTTCATCTAATTCAGGAGTATGTGCGCCATAACTAGCCATATCACCTACTTCTGAACCAGCACCCATTTCACCAACTGCTGTACGGCCTAATATTGGCATTTGACCATAACACTCATCTAGACCTTCTTTGAAGCCTTCGTGATAGTGTCTTGCTTCTTCCATGTCATCATGTGTGCAGTTATATGGCATTTTTCTTAAAGCGTGACTCTTACCTTCAAGTCTTGCCGCTTGTAAATTATGTTCCATACCTTCTTTTACTTTCTTTTTCTTGTCTTTTTTCTCATCATACTCAATATCTTTAGTAACTTTTTTGCCAGCCTTTTCAGCTTTAGCATCATCTTTACCTTTATGACCCATATCGTATTCTAAGTCTTTAGTAACTTTCTTACCTGCTTTTTCAGCTTTGTTGTCAGCTTTAGTACGGCCTTCTAAGAAGGTATCACTACGGTTGTTGCTGCTGATTGGACTTGATTGTGCAAAATATTCTGGAGATTGTGCTTCTGACATTTCTTTATTTGACATAGCCATTGGCTTCTTGCCAGTCTGTGGCATGCCGGCGCGTTTTTGCATGTCGCGGATCAAGTCTTCATCACTACCATGGCCTAATTTATTCAATACAGCACCGCCAACTTTCTTAGCTACTCCGCCAACTTTCTTAACAACATCACCTAAGCCTTCTTCCATCTCATCTTCATGGTGCATTTTGCTTAGTGTTTGTGCTAAACGAGCTTGCTTACCTAGTGTGCCAGGAGCATGTGCCTTTTCTTTAGCATATTGTGCTGTTGTCTCACCGGCACGCTTTGCTTTAGCACTGAAACTACCTGGATGCTTGATAGCACCTTTGATCCATTTTTCACCACCTTCTTCCATTGGAGCAACTTGTGAACCTGCACCTGTTGCTGGTGTTGCGCCTGATGAAGATGCAGCTCCTGGTTTTTGCATTGACAAAGTACCAGTTTGTGCAGCCTTAACAACTGCTGGATCACTAGTAGTAATTGCAGAAGATGTTGGGTTTGAGGTATCCTTGATCAAATAACTTTGTTGTTGTTTTTGTCCAGGAATAGGTTGAACTGATAAACCTGCTTCAGTCAATGCACGGTCTAATTGATCAAAATATTCTTTTAGACCTCTTTTCTTTGACTTAGATTCTTCAACATCTGTACCGTCATCATCTTTATTAGATGCGTGACTTTGTGCCTTGCCTTTAACAACTGTGCCCTTCTTAGTAGATTTAGGAGCTTTGCCGCCACCAAATACACTAGCTAGACCTTTAGTGTCGTACTTCTTTTCTTCACCAGATGCATCAGTATCTTTCTTAGGACGACCGCGGCCTTTTTTAACGATGTCAGCTTTTACTTTTTTGCCTTCGTCATTTTCATCATCTTTACGACCATACCCACCTGGCTCAGCAGTGTGAATCTTACCTTTACCAGTATCCTTGACAGCTTCGCTCAATTGAGCAAGTTTGTTCATAATGTCTAACATGTTCATTTTACTATTCCTTTGAATTATTTACTTGCGCCAGTTTGTGGCTTTGGTGGCATCTTGATAGTAGACATTGGACTCTTGTCTCCAAGCTTCTTATCATCCAAATATGGCTTGAACGGATCAAACGCATCTTGTGTTCTTGTTCCTGCATAAGGGATATCAATCTTAGAATCTTTAACTTGATCTTTGATTGACTGTAGGTATGAGTCTGCATAAGCCTTACTTGCTTCTTTAGCATCAGGTTGTTCACCCATTTGTTCTTTATTAAGCAATGGGGTATCTTTCATTTCATTCTGATATCCCATCATCTCACTATCAATGCTATCATCAAACTTTGTACCAATTACACGAACCATGTTTACATTATATCCTAACAACTGAGCAATTTGTTGAATCATTGGCTCTGTTGCTGGGTATCTAAATTCAGCTTTGATAATTGTCACACTCTCGTTTTCTAAATTAGGAAAACCGTATGGTGATTTTTGAATAGGAGTACTGGTTGGATTGCTGATGTTCACTGGGTCAAACTTGTTTAGATTGTACTTAAACATATCTAAAAAGTTTTTGTCAATGGTGCCGGCAATTTTGATCGTGTAATTATAAGTCTTTACACTTTCCATAATATGTTGTTTAAGGCTTCGCATGTTTTATTCCTGTATATATTATTTATCATTTATTATCTATTTTCCATTCGGATACCGATTTCCTATCTCCCCTACACATAGAGCCTAGATTACCCTGTGATAGATTATATTTTTTCCGTAGTTCTAGCTGAGTGCATTTTTCCATACCAAATACAGGATGAACAAACGTGTATAGGTTTGTATTTCTAGGTTTTCCTTCCCTACCGGTTCCTTTACCTACTGCAAATCTGTTTTTCCAACCAACTGACATATTCTTTTTGTGAATATCATTCCTTATTTTACCTGTATTGGACTTTATTCTATTCTGTGCTCCTATTTTTGCTTGAGCAGCTTTTTTATCTTGGGCTATCTTTTTCTTTTCTAAGTAGACAACTTGTTTTTGTTCCAGTTGTTGTTGCTTATTCAGTAAAATATTTCTTTTTCTGTCGGCATTATTTATTTTTACTGTGTTTTTTTGTTTTTCAATTGATTCTTTGCTGGGTATGAACCCTTTTGGTTTACCAGGTCCACGGTGTCCTCCTGGAGCAATATTCCACCCGATTGCTTTCTTTGGGCGCAGGTGTTCTTCCATTTCATAACAATATGACTCTTCACCAAATAGCCAAATATCCTTTACTAAACTGTCCCATCCGTATTTGTTTACTGCGTTTACTAAATGTAGATTTGTGTGTTTACCTTTTATTATATCAACCAAGTGTCCCTTCATTCTCCTACCAACATCTTTAGCTACACCAATATATCCTTCTGTTGTTGGGTCAGTATGTTCTGATAAATGTATCCAATAAATAACTGCGTTGAACATAGATTAATCCTTATTCTCTTTCTGTGCCAACATTTTAAGTAGCTCATTGCGATCCAGTACTTGACCTGCACCTAATGGTGTAGCCTCAATTTCTTTTTCTCTACTTGATTCTTTTTGATCCAACTGAGCCTTTTTCAACTGCAAGTCAATCATCTTTAACTTCTTATTTAGTTTGGCAGTTTTTGCTGTAATAGCATGACCAAGCATAGTACCAGCAACATTAAATATTTCACTAGCATATCTACTGTCAACTTGCATACCTAGATCCATCAAGTCTTTGTAACTATCTTGTGCCAATGAAGCAAGACTATCCATCTCCTCATCAGCAGCATCTAATCCACGAACTTGCGGCAATGCTTGTTCTATTTTAGATAAACTATCTAAAGCAGTAGTAGTTATTAACTCTGCATTTTCAGGAGTAGGTGTAGCCAAGTTCTCAATTTCGTCTTGGGGAAGTTCAAAAAGTTCTTCTAGTTTTCGTGTCATAAAGTATTTATTTACTTTCGTGACCCATTTCTAAAAAGATCATATTCAGTAATTACGCGGAAGGTAAATCCTTGTGCTTTACAATATGCAGCGGCTGCTTGCCACTTAGCGTGATTGACTGCAACTATTGCTCTATCTTTGGCGCTAGCTGTACGACTTTCAATAAGACTTTGTTTTTTTGGTTTAATTTCAACTACTTCAGCCAATTGCTTACCATACTTATTCTGATAGACTACAAAAAAGTCTGGAATATATTGATGTACTTTACCGTCTAGTGGGCTACGATAAGGTATAGACATTGATTCGCTTGCCCAATGTGTTACATTTTTGTGCGTGTCACAAAATGTCATAAATGTCAATTCCCAGCCTGATCTATACTTTGGTTTGTGTTTACCTACATATTTTTCTGGATTTTTGACTTCGTAAACACCTTGTGCCCAATTAGCCATGATTATTGTACGATGTTGCGTGCTACAGGGGTATTTGGTCTAGGTACTGTAGCAATACCATAGAGCGATGTTTTGCTTTTAAAACTATTAAGATAATATGCAAGTATTTGATTCATCTCTATAGTTTTAGTTCCTTTGATTTGATTTAATAAATCAAGTACAGGAATACCAGTATCTTGTGAAATTCTAAATAACACCGCAGTAAAATTATCTGCGATATTTGTAGAAGCACAAATTGATACGAAATATGAACGGACGATATCATACTCATTGCCATTAACAACGAGATTAAATGCATAAAAAGAATCAAAAATTCTAACTGTTTGATCCAGTGAAGTGCGAGTATCTAAAATTTGTGCCATGATAATTAATTAGTAGGTGGTTGGGGTACTGGACCATTTTGTGATCCTGCAGTGCGTACTCCAACATTTATAGGGGCAGATGACAATGCTGACGCAATTTGTCGTAATCCATTTCCTGTAGCATCAAATACAGGAGTAGCTATGTTAGTATTTCTATTTGGTGTCTGATTTACAGCATTTATTACGCCGTTAACCACATCCGATTTTACAATGGATGATAGATTTTGATTTTTAAATGTGTTGTATGTTGACCCAGCTAGCTGAATAGCCCGTAATGGGTTGATATTACCATTTGCGTCAGGAGTTAGTGCGCTCATGAATCCATTGGCTGCATCAATTAAACCACCTTGTCCTAATACTGTTGCATTTGATCCAGGTCTTGCAATTGGACTTAATGTTCTATCATAGTTAGCGTCCAATCCAAATCCACTAACAATACTACTAGGTGAGTTTCCTGATAATGAACCTTCATTATATACTACAGTTTCGTACTCTAATGTCATTTGATTTTCCATTGTACCTTGACCTTGAGAATAATCATAGGTGTCGTGTGAAAAACTAGTGATCAGTGGATTAATAAGTGTATATGCTGTATAATTATGCTGACTCAATCCAAATATAGTTATGTTTTTAAAGAATGGAATCTTTTGTCCACCGGCATCTGTTGGTACATTAGTATCACCTATATATCCCCAGGTGCTGTTTCCTGTTATTGAATCGTCATATTGATTTCTGGTGTTATATTGTGCCCCGGTAGCTGTATTTGCTGTGCCACCTGGACCACCTGCAGTTCCATTTGGTGTGTTTCCTCTCACCCCATTAAATATTACCTGTGGATTTCTACCATCAGCATAATAATAATTATAATATGCTTTCCATAAACTTCTTATTATACCACCTGCGGTTGGAGTACCAGTAGCTGTTCCATGATCATCATGGAATGTAATATTGATAGGATCGTATTTTACTTTTGTTTGAATCAATCTTTTTCTATTATATTGATTCATAGTCTCTACTTGAAAATTAAAGCTAGGCAATTTTACAGTTTTAACTGCTAGTCCATAATTAGAATTAGGAAGACTTTGTGCATAAGCTAATGGGTTGATGTCAAAATACACATGAAATAAGAATTTAAGCTTAGGAGCATATTGATATGAGTTTGTCCTAAATGTCTTACTTGCATGTGTATAGTCACGAAGGTAGTCATTGCCGAAGAATCCTTCGGCAGTTCCTTGTAATAAATCTTGAAAAAATCCAGACATGTGCTAGACTTTTCTTTATATATTATGCTTGACCAGCGCCAATACCTGTCGCAGATGCGCCACTCAATACACGACCGATTGATGAACCAACACCAGAACCGATTGGGCTTTGAATTGCATTATCAAATACGATTGTCATAGCGATTGTTACAGCTTCGCTAGTTCCATAGTTAAGAGTATTATAGTTAGCTGTTTGCAAGAAACAACCATATAATTCCCAAGTTTCTAGTACTACTGGTGCTGATGTACCATTACCACCGTCTAAGATTTCAATGTTTGTTTGAAACTTGTAATCTTGACCTGTAGCAGCACTAGCTTGTTCAACAAAGTCTAATTGCTTCTGTAATTGCTGTCCAACTAACTTTGAAACTGATCCTGATGCATCATCACGAACATTACAAGTCATATTAGCCCATGTATGCTTACCTGCTAACTTAATAGTAGAGTTGTAAACTTGCAAAGGAATTTCAGCAAAACTTAGATTAGGCCTGCTACAATCTATAACTTGCTTAGTAAGCTCAATTGCACTTGCACTTGTTCCAAAGTTTAAAAAGTTAACTCTGAATCTAAATTGTAGTTTAGGCATTAGTAGACCCTGATTGCCACCGGCATTATCAGAGGCTACTGTCATGTTAAACAATGATTGTGAGGCTGTTGCCATATTATATTTCTCCTATTAATATTATTTATCTTTAGCTTTAACCATTGCTTAAAGCTGCTATACCGCCAGTATTCAAAATACGAACAGGGATGTAAATAAATTCTGCCGCTTTTACTGGCTCGATTGCAACATCTACCCATAATTCATTTCTATCAATTCTTGCAGGTGTATTGTTACTTTCATCACATATTACTAGGTAGTCATATATACCGCGTTTTGCAACCAAGTCAACCATCAATGATTGAACCACACCAGCGATTGAACTACGAGTCAATGCATCGTTAGGTTCAAATACGAATGGTCTGCCTGCAATCGTTAACTGTCTCTTGATATATGCAACTAAACGAGCAACATTGGTTCTATCTAATGCACTTGATGAGTCATAACTTGTCTTGTTACCATAGTTCAATAAACCCACACCAGTAAAGAATACTAATGGGTTGATGAAGTTGATATACAATACATCACGCAAACCTAGATTTGTTTTGATTGTAATAAACTCATTAGTTTGTGCATCTAAATAACCAATATTTGTAGCATTGATAATATTACCACGGCGTGTACCTGCTGCTGCTAACCAAGGATAGCTGACAGTATCATTACGCAAGAAAGTACGCAACATCATGTGGCTTGGTGGAACTGCAACAATATTACCTGACAAGTCAGATGTTAATCCACTTGGATAGAATAAGCCCAAGTATGTGTTACGAGTAACACAACCTGCTTCTCCTGTGCTTTCTGCACCTGCTGCATTAGTTGCCCAAGCTTGAATTGCAGTAGCATCTGCTGGTAATCTCATTGGTGTATCACCGATGATATATCCTGTCTCACCGCGATCAGTATTCAACACTACCATATCAGGTTGTAACTCTGGGTAATTTGGTGTCGCCATCAAATTAAAGAAGTTATCTTCATCACGGATATCAGTATTAGTTTCTACTACTGAACGCAATGATTTAACAACCATATTACGCTGTGCTTGACGACCCATGTATGGTGCGCCATTTGATTGTAGACCACTTTCAGATATCCATGTATAGCTGTATTCAGGTAAATTCGCATCATTAGTTGGATCTTCTGGATCATATGCGCCTGCGTTTGGATAATTAGCTTGTGTGAATACATTAGTCGCAAACCTCTTCACATTATAACCACTACGGCGTGTGTTAAACAATAACATGCCTGTTGGATATAGTGATGGATCTGGAGCATCTAGGTCAACATAATCACTAGTTAACAAACTTTGAATTGTTGGAATAGGATCTTCTACTGGGCTGATTGATCCATCACTGCCCCAACGAGCATCAAGGAATGTTACACCTTTGCTACTAGTTTGGTCAGAATTATCTAATGTTACCCATTGATCTAATCCATTAACCATTTCCCAACGATTAATTACTGGATATAATTCTAGATCGCTAGTGTCAATCCAAATATCACCGTATGATAAGTCAGAACCAGTACTTTGTGTAGTAGGAGCTGTTGCTGCAATGATAGGACCGTTTGGATCAGTTGTATTAGAACCTGATGCTGCAGGGAAACCCATGCTATCATAGTTTACATTTCGGTAACCGTTCCACATACCATTTGCTTGTACCAAAATATCAACATTATCAACACTGCTATAGAACCAATTAGTTCCATTGACAGGTAATGTTGTAGGTGCAATTAATCCTGGAGTATATGTAAGTGCTTGCCAGTTACTTAATTGTGCTGTGTAATTAGTAGTAGCATTACCTGATACAAGAGTTAGTGAAGTTATAGAACCGCCGCTGCCCACGCTCATTACTCTACATACTAAATCATTTGCTGGTGAAGCACCTGCTAAATGAGTTCCTGCCACAGTAACTGTGTTACCAACTGCATAACCACCACCGCCACTAGTGCCTACACCTGAATCAATAATAGTATAGTATCCTGCTGAAGGTTGTACATTAACATATGCACCTGATCCAGAACCGTTTGTAGAAGTTACTTCTACATTAAAGATGGGTGTTGATTCTGGGCCATATTTTACACCGTATACGCTTGATGGACTAAACCCAGCAGTTGCAATAAGTCCAGAACTAGTACCATATGTCAACCCAGCAGCAGTAATATAATCATTTAGAATGATTTCACCACCTTCGGTGTGAACCAACTGTATTGCACCTGTACTAGAAACTGTTGCATATGTGTAAGGAATATTAGCAGCTTGCCATGCAGTAACAAAGTTGGTTGCAGTGTTACCAGATGCAATTGAAACGCTATAAACGCTACTCAATTCACTTTGATTTGGGATACTTACTGTAACATATAATGTTCCTGCAGTACTAAATGTAGGGCTAGTATTTGTACCTGTTACAACTGTAGGTCCAGTTGCTACTCTTGACCATAAAAATACATCAGACAATACATTCTGTCCGTCATAGTTATATTGACCATATATAGTACCTGCAGGGATTGCTTGACCACCTGTAGGATCTATATTGTAAGTTACTCCCCAATCAGATTCTTCTAAATTAACAGTTTTGTTAATCCAAGAAGCACTGGTAGTGCTATATCGTGCTACGCTTGGAGTTAAACCAACACCACTAGCTCCAATTTTAATCCATACAGAACCAGTTGGGTGAGGTTCTGACTGACTGCTTGTCCACAATGGCATTTCAGCACTAGTTCCATAGACTGCTTGTGGTTGATAGTATACACCTGGTGCAATACCTAAATCATCAAGTACACCTGTAGCAGTAGTTAGTTCAATAGCATAACTATCACTACCTGCAGTAGCTTCAACTGAGTAGATGTTCAATTTACCTGAAATTGCGGCTGCATTTATATAAGAAACTCCATCACTGCCATTATAAGTACCACCGCTATTAATAGCGTTAACTAAACCCGCTAAATTGTTATTAGGGCTATTTGGTACAGTTACAGTGAATGAGAACTGTCCGTTACTATTAATTGTAAATGTATCACCTGCAGTTAAAGTTGGGTTTGTTACTGTACCTTGAACTGTTGGCCATTGATTTAACCATGGTCTAGAACCAACTCTAACCCATGCGTTATTATTAGCTTTGAAATAATATGTACCTGTGTTAGTTGTATAATTACCAAAAGAGATAGTTGGCTCAACTGCAACTATCGCATAATCACCAATATTACCGATACTACTTAATGGAATACCACCTGACAAAGATGTAGCATCACTGATTACGATTGGAGTCTTTAAAGTAAATGTTCCTGTTGTGGCATTAAATTGATAGATACCCCAATTACTTAATGTAGTATTTAACCAATATGTACCATCAGTAACTGGACTTGTAGGACGAGATGTGCTGCCTACTAAACTAGCCAAATCAATATCGGCGCGTAAAACATAGCAACGATTTGTAGCACCTAATAATGAGTATGCTGCTAACAAACCATATTCATTTAATTCATAACCCTGAATAGGAGTTCCATTGGATGTTGTATAGAAGAAAGGTACTCCATATAAATCAACTAAATCTTTTTGACTTGTAACTTGGAATAATTTACCTGCATTCGCTGCGGTAGTACCTGGAGCTACTGCTGTTCCTGATGGGTCTGCTTTATTTTGTGCAGTAGCTAAAATAACTAGTGGAACTGAATTGGTTGGGGCTGGAAGATACTGACTCTGGTCAATAATGTCAACTTCTACGCCTGGTGATGATAATGCCATTTTATTTTCCTTTATGTAAAATTATGAGGTTTACAACCTGATTGCATACTATTATTTAGCTATAAACCAAAAAAAGGATAGGTTAGTGAACCTTTAAAGGTTTATAGACTAAATACCTTATGCTCATACATAGACCATTCTGTAAAACATGCAATAGGAATTATGCCGCAGTAAATTATATCCGCAATGAAAAAACATACTACCGTAGTATATGTGACGAGTGCGGAAAAAAGAAAAATAAATTAAAACCACTCAAGCCCAGTTGGACTAAAAGTGGTTATAAGAAAAAATCCACATGCGATTTATGTGGATTTAAAAGTCTATTCAGTACACAAATAACTGTGTTTCATATTGATGGTAACTTAGAGAATAGCGCCCCATTAAATTTACGCAGTATATGCTTAAACTGTGTTGAAGTAGTAAAAAAGAAAGATGTTAATTGGCGTCGGGGTGATTTGCAGATTGACTATTAACAATTTCAGATATACTTTTGTGTAAATCATCAATCGTACTATTATTGTCAATATAATAATCATAGTCTAATCCTACACTTGAGTATTCGCTAGCATGAACTTTACTCTTATCTAGCATTAATTTGCTAAGTGCCCATTCAGGATTTCCGTTAGGTCCTTTATTATATGCTATGGCAGCATCATACCATTTTGGATTTGGTCCACGCTGTACTCTAATTGCTATGCCACCTGCGTTTTTGATAGCCTGTACCTCATTAGTAAATCTACAGTCAGTAATTACAATATCGTCAGGTGAGTTCAATAATTTATGTTCTACGCTTGCAATCCAAATATCATTGTGAAAATGATTGCGGCATACATCAGTGCCCCAATATTGTAATATCCATCTTGGTGTAAGATGTGGCATGTTTAGTCGTTCCGCCCACCATGGATCAACTTTTTCTCTCCATGCTCTACTAGCCTTTGTACTACCTTCAAGTAATTCTCTGTCCCAACCAAAAACATTTGATACTGCATCTTTAAGGCTAGCAGCAAAACTCATTCTTTTAAAGCCCATATGTGTTGTAAGATAATCGGCAATAGTATCCTTGCCCGACGAAATTAAACCAGTGATGCCTATGATCATGTAAAAACTCCTATCAAGTACTTAGTATATGACAGGAGTATGAAAAAGAAAAATGTTTAGGTTAATTAAATCTAGTCTGTAAAAAGTGCCTGATATCCTCTTTAGAATATCCTAAAAGTAATCCCATTTTAGCATGTGATGTTTTTGTTTCAGGGCTTCCTACGGGAAATTGTTTTTGCTTCATGAATTGATTCTCTATTTGCTTACCTCGCCAAGTTTCATTCGGAAGAGTTACAACATATACAGTAGCACCGCCACCTCCCTTGAATTTAGCAGCCAAAGAAAGAGTTTTATCTTTTATGTAAGGTTTAAAACTACCGATGCTCTCAGAACCAATTAATGCTGCTGGTTTTGTTCCACTGAGCATTAATTCTAGATCATTATCCTCATGAGGGCCTATCTTGCCCTCAATAAGAATTTCCGCAATCTTCATTTTAACCTTGGATCCAAGTTAGTGGTTGACTGTAATCTACATAACGCTTGAGTTCGTCAATTAAGAATTCCATTCCAGCTTTGCCTTCAGCTTTCATAGCAGTACCATTCAATGTAGTGCCACCACCTGGACCTGCAATAGTACCGAACTTTTCACGGGCTTCACCGATAATAACTTTAAGGTTTGCTAGGATAAAGTCACCTATCCATACACCTGCACCAGGATCTTGTAGTAAAACTTCTTCTGGCTTTTGCACATCAGCCCATATTAAAACTCGTTCACCTGAACCTTTAGGGTCACGAACAATTCTAAGTACCTTGGTTACTGGGTTAAATGTGTAAGTTACATAACCACCGAACATACGAGCAGCCAATTCAACATAGCCTGCATAGAAGTCGTATGTTGCCATACCGCCAGCATAATTATAGTTAAGTAAGTAAGTATTTAAAATAGCACTACTGAACGGGTCAAAACTAGTACTTGATGGACCAGTCTCTAAACCAATTGTGCGTCTATATAAACAACGGACATTGATAAATTCCTGTGGTAGGGTATAAGTATCAACATTTTTCTCAACGGTCATTAATGTATATGATTCCTCAGTGGCAGCTTGGGCTTTCTGACGATATACCTTAATCGCATAATTATATGCTGCCTCATAATGTTGAGGGTCTAATTCTAAATCAATGATACCTTGGCCTAAACGATAGGATATATTGTTGAATAATGCCTCTTTTAACTCATCTAGGGTTAAACCGGTTGGTGTTGAAAGTACATTAGCTGTTGGGTATGTTGACATATGTGTTACCTAATAATACTATTTATCTGGTATATGTGTTTAGATATTCTTAGGCAATGGCGAGTAGATATGATCTACTCAAACCAAAAAACATTCTTGAGGCGTTCAGGCGATGATGAATTAAAAGATTAAGGTGGAGGATTGTCTATGTCTCACCGACCCCGTGAAGGGACTTTTCCGTATTCGCTGTTATAGTGTAGGTATATTCATCAGGATTCTACACACAGCCCAAAAGTATCTATCGCAATTACTATCTTTTGGCATACATTCAACTATTAAGATATGGGAAACGTTGCTACACAGAGGGTAGACGTTTAAGCATCAAATGGTAGTCCCATAAATTTGCGTTGGTCACGCTTCTACCGTCACACCACGATGAGGACGGAGTTTCGCCACAGTTTGAGGTCGTGGATTACCTGTAGACCAATTAATCAGTCAACACATCAAAGACTGTGCCGTATTCATATCTAGCCCAATCTTCCATGTCAACATATGTGTTGATTTTGCGTCGGTATATTGTCTTTAGCCACACTCTTTTATTGTGTATTTTGACAGGATACCACGCAAACCATTTCTGCCAAGAAGAATATGTTATCTTCCTAGCAATGAAATTGTTCCATATCTCATCAGAGACAGGACTGAGACTCAAAGATCACCTTCTTTTCTGTTCTCACTGTAGAATGCGTCAAAGTGTCCGCCCGGATATCGTGCTTCAAGTTTACCTACATTTTCAGCAATAACATCATTAGGGTCATATCCAAGTGCCCTACAAGCATTGGTCCAATACCAAATGATATCACCTAGTTCACGCTTCAGGTGAAAGCGATTTTCTTCATTGAATGGCTTACCTTGAAAGACCATCTTTTTGACAATCTCACTGAATTCGCCACCTTCACTTGCTAGACCAATGCTTGCAGTTAGTAACAGTGGAATGTTCAACTGTATACCATCTATTGCCGCTTTCTTTTCAAGTTCTTGCAGGCATTCAATGAATGCATCAAGTCCGTTAGATTGTTTGCTTGTAACCGCGGCTACAAAGTCTTTGTATTTGTTTAAATCAATTTGTTGTGTCATTAAAATGCTTTCAAAATAATCATCGATTCGTTGAACCTACCGTTAGGTGCAGTTGCAACAGCCTTAATGTCATTAAAGAACTTACGAGCCGCGGGCTTGCTTCCCATAATTTCTTTAATCTGCTCATTGGGTTTACGCAGTGTTTTAATTTCACTCTTTGCAGTGTCAAAACCCAACAATGTATTACCCTTCACAGTAAATGCCTTTGAATACTCATCGGCAATATAGTGATGTAGTTTGCGCTTTGCTGTATCATAGACCCACGCTTCACTTGATCCGTGTAATTTTACAGGACTGATGGATACTAAGTCAAGTTTACTGGCAACATCTTTGAATGTTTTCAGATACTTGAGTTTAGCTACAATCTTTTCAACGGGCACTGCCTTGCGTTGACGAGGAGCCTTGCTTGCTTTCTTAACGCTAATGTATGCGTTCAGGTCAGTTAGAACCTGTTCAATGAATTTGACAATGTTCCTTACTTGAATCTTACTCAAGTAACCATAACCTTCAACCAATTGCTTGTCACTACCTTCTTGTAGGTCAGCAAATTCTTGTTGCTTCTTTTTCCATACTTCGGTGATCAGGCTGATATGTTGAGGCATAACATTGAATTTAGCAACAACATCCATTGTTTTTGTTTTAGTCTTACCCTCAATGACAAATTCGTCAAACACACCCTCTAGTTCGCCTGCGGCGTCTTTTGCTTTATCACGCAAAATTTCTTGAATATTGGGTCGTGATATTTCAATCACTTCAACTTTTGTTGCACCACCTGTGGCACTAACTTCTTTGATTTCAGGTGCGGTAACTGTTTTCAGTAACCTAGTGATCTCATTTTCAAGTTTAGCTTCCTCATGCTCTGTAGTCTCAAGACCACGCAACTTCATACGGGCTAGCCAACCATATGTATTGACAAATTCATTGTCTGCTACTTTTCGCATTGTTTTGGCTTCTTGGACACGCTTTGAAAAATCTAGATACTGACACATTAGTTCCTTAGCGTCTTTTTTGCCGTAGAACCAATTATACCATGAGAATCCACTAGCTAATGCTGAAGTTCTACTTTCACTAAGTGGCTGAATGACATACAGTGGTTCTTCACCCATGTATTTTGTATCTGGATTTTTGGGGTTTAGTGCTTTAACTTGACTGTGGTCCTCAGTATTGCGCTTTCGGGTAGCCATTAGTTACTCCTTTTACATTGATTTAGCTAGTATAGCACATACCCGAATTATTGTCAACTTTTAGGGATGAATACTTTAGCGATAAATAAGTAATAAGGTGAATTAAATATGCCACGACTTAGCCTTTGGCGCCCCAATAAAACGAACGATTACAACTTTTTTGATAAGATAATATCAGAGCAGTTTACTGCCGGGGCCACTGATTTGTATGTGCATAAGTATCTAGGGCCCACTGATCAAGGTCCATCAATTGATTATACTCAACCTCAGTATGATGCGCTAGCTCCTACAAATATACAAGATTTGCTATTCTTGGAAAACAGAGATAGGACATATGATCCTAGCGTTTATAGATTGCGTGGACATTACAATGTACAAAACTTGGACTTTGATTTGAGTCAGTTTGGCTTGTTCTTAAACAATGACATTATTTTTATCACTGTTCATTACAACGATATGATTGATATTGTAGGTCGTAAATTAATGGTTGGTGATGTAATTGAATTACCGCATTTGCTTGACTATAATCCACTTAAAGAAACTATACCAGTTGCATTAAAAAGATTCATGCAGGTTACTGATGCTAATTATGCTAGTGAAGGTTTTAGTCAAACTTGGTTCCCCCATTTATGGCGTATAAAATGCGAACCAATGGTTGATAGTGAAGAATTTAGTCAGATACTAAATGCTCCACTGAATGAGGATACCTATCTTGGTATATGGGATGCTACTAAAACATACCCAACAGGATACACTATCACATATGGTGATAAAAATTATCTAGCAATACAGGATGTTCCTGCTGGGACAAATCCACCTGATCCAAATTATTGGCAACTAGATACAAGCTCTAACTTGAAAGATATCTTGGCAACTTATAACACTAATATTGCAATTAATGATGCTGCTTTAAGAGAAGCCGAAAGATTGCTTCCTAAATCAGGATATGATACTTCTAATTTGTATGTAGTTCCTACATACGGTGAATACGAAACAAACACTCAACTATCATATAAGTATAATCAACCTGCACCACCTGTCAACGGTGTTATAGATTCTGCTGGTGCACCAGGCACAACTACTGGTACTGTTATGATGATGCGTAGTCCAAACTACAAAAATCCTAGTCCAGTTATAAAGATTTCAAAAGCAGCTATCAAGAGCATTTGGGATATGACTGCTGACATGGGATATGATAAATTAGATGCATTGAATACCGTTAATATAGAAAAAATCACAGTAGCACCAGAACGAACAAGTACTAACTCAGGCGCAGTCAGTGGTGAAAAAATGTTATCCTTATTCTCAATGGGCACAGTTACTGGACCATACGGTACTGCTGACAACACTTATGCTACCGCTGATGCTAACCCAGAACTTCCTGGATTCACAGGTACAGTTAGTACACAAATGGATTGGCGTGCTGATTGTGATCCACGATTCCAATATATTGCTCGTAGTAGCCCACGAACATTCGGATATCTCACTGGTTATTTAACAGGTGATGGTCAGGCACCAAATGGTTATCCAACAGGTGCAGGTATTGCTTTCCCACAAAATCCGCAAGTTGGTGATTATTTCTTACGAATAGATTATTTCCCACAACTATTATTTCGCTGGAATGGCAAGGTGTGGATAAGAATATCAACTAATGTCAGAACACCAACTGGATTTGATTCTACTGATCAATCACAACTATCCGGATTTATCAACAATACAGAACAAACACAGCTTACAGATGGTTCATATATACCACAAAGACAAGCACTGTCTACTATTTTGACATTAGCACCTGATTCTATTCCACCTCAAGTTTAAAAGGTACATATGGCACAATATTTTTATGATTCGCAGATACGCAGATTCTTAATTCAATTCGCAAAAATCTTTAGTAACTGGTCTGTTACTAAAGGTAATGACCCGGCAGGAAATCCTATCATAGTTAGAGTCCCTATCATGTATGGTGATAGCAGTCGTCAGGCAGCAACTATTATTGCTAATAACAGTGCTAGTAACTTGCCTAGTGCGCCATTGATTACATATTATATTAGTGGATTAGAATACAATCAAAAATGGACACAAGATCCAACATACATTGAAAAATTAAATGTTCGTCAGCGTGCCTATAATAGTGACACACAACAATATGAAACCGTACAAGGACAAGCATTTACTGTTGAACGCTTAATGCCAGTACCCTATACATTAAGAATCACTGTTGATTTTTGGACTACTAATTATAATCAAAAATTAGAGTTAATAGAACAATTAGGCACATTGTTCAACCCAGCATTAGAAATTCAAAGTACTGATAACTTTATTGATTGGACCAGTCTTAGCGCAGTATTCCAAGATGGATTAACATTCAGTAACCGTTCTATACCAGTAGGCACAGGTAATCCAATCGATGTTATGACTTGGAAATTCTACATGCCAATATGGATCACTACAGCAGCCAAGATTAGAAAACTAGGTGTTATTGAAAAAATCATTGCAAGTATATTCCAAGGTAAAGCACTTGAAGACATGCAGAATGATGATCTGTTGTTAGGTACTAGACAAAAAATTACTCCATATGGATATAAATTATTGTTATTGGGTAATACATTACAGATATTGCCAGCTAATGCAGCATTTGATCCATCTAATTTAAACCTAACATTACCTTCTAATCCAGACACAGACATTTATTGGTCTAGCGTATTGAATGTATATGGTACAATTAAACCTGGAATAAGTCAGATATGGTTGCAAAATCCATTCATGGATACTGACATTGTAGGTACTATTGTACCCAATCCAACTGACGATAGATTGTTAATTTATAATATTGATACAGACACATTGCCGCAAAATACATTAAGTCCAGTGAATGGTGTTATAAATCCTCAAGTCACTGGACCTAACGCAGGTTTACCCGGACCAGTGAATGGGGTAAGATATCTGCTAGTTGATAATATTGGATCACCAGATGATACTACTGTTTCATGGGGAGCATTAGTTGCCTCCGCTAACGATATTGTTGAGTTTAACGCAAACACTATGTCATGGTTTGTCAGTTTTAATAGTCAAACTGCAACTACTATGGAATATGTAACTAATTTAACTACCAATGTTCAGTATCGTTTTATAGACAATATGTGGTCAAAATCATATGAAGGTTGGTATGATCAGGGAGATTATTCTATTGTGATTTAATTAAGATAAATCATAATATGACGA